ATGGTTGCCGACGGATTATCGCTCGGCGTGTCTTATGCGCGGGCTGGTTTCGTCGTTAAAACACAGAACGCGGCGACTGATCTTTTCAGGCAGCCTCACGTTCAACGCCGCATCGAAGCTGTGCTGGAGGCTCGACGCACGCAAGGCGTCGTTACCTTGCCCGAGGTCACCGATATGCTGAAGCGGGTATTCGCCGGCGCCAACAGCGAGGGTGAATATTCAGCCGCGCATAACGCGGCGTTCAGCCTTGCGAGGCTCTATGGCCACGTCACCGACAAGGCGACATTGGAGGTATTGCGCAAGCCGTCGCGTGAGCCGGATGCGCCGTCAGAGCAGGTGTTAGGCGATTGGGTATCGAGCCTTCCGGGCCAGACCATCGACATGAGCCCTTTGCCTCTGGCTTCTCTGGAGCCCTCTGGAGGCCCGCCTCGCGGCGCCCCTGTGCCGCTATTAGGGCTCGAGCCCTCGATGTTGTCAGCTGACAACATCGGGAACCCCGAGCCCTCGGGCCCTCAGGGCCCGGGCCCTGAGGCTGGCGCCACGCGACCGGATGGAACCGGAAACGGGGCCCCAGTCGGCCCGGTAACCGGGACCCCTGACAGTGGCGGGCGATCCGCCTCGTTAGATGTTTCACGTGAAACAAATCGGCCTCCCATCCCCGTTAAGCAAAAACGGGTCCCCTCTGGACCGAAAAGGGTACCGGTTAAAAAGCGGGGGAAAAAACCTAAGGTGGTATCCAATATCCCAAGCGCGAAAGATCTGTTCGGATGAAGATCGTCACCGGCTTCAAGCCGCAGCCCGGGCCGCAACACCACTTCCTGACCTGTCCCGCAGACATTGTCGTCTACGGTGGTGCACGCGGAGGTGGTAAGAGCTTTGCCTCCCTCGGCGAGTTCTGGTGCCACGCCGAGGACTGGGGCCCTGCGGCGAAAGGCCTGATGCTGCGCCGCAGTAGGGAGGACCTCAAGGACACCATCGACGTGGCCCGCCAGATGTACGGCGATGCCGCCGAATGGAAGGACAAGGAGAAACAGTTTCGCTTCAGCAATGGTGCGGTGTTTCACATGGCGTATCTGGAGAGCGATGCCGATGCCATGAACTATCAGGGCTGGTCGTTAACGCGCGTCTACGTCGAAGAACTTACCCAATATGCCAGTTCGACCGGAATTTTCAGGTTGTTCGCCACGCTCCGTACTACCTCGGGCGCCAGGTGTCAGTTCCGCGCCACCTGCAACCCCGGCGGTCCGGGCCACCATTGGGTCAAGGACTGGGTGATTGATCATGGCGCCTACCGGCCGATCAAGGATGAGAAAACCGGCCTGATCCGGATCTTTATCCCCGCCAGGATCTCCGATAACCCGGCGCTGCTGGGCCATGACCCCAACTACATCAACCGGCTGCGCGCGTCGGGGTCTGCCGCCCTCGTCAAGGCATGGCTGGACGGTGACTGGAGCATCATCGAGGGCGCGTTCTTTCCCGAGTTTTCTCCTGATCGCCACGTCATCCCGCCGCTGCCGACCATGCCGCTGCACTGGACCCGGTTCCGCAGCATGGACTGGGGCAGCGCCAGCCCGTTCTCCATCGGCTGGTGGATTGTGATCCAGGAAGATGTCATTCACGCCAGCAGACGCATTCCCAAAAACGCTATTGTGCGTTATCGCGAATGGTACGGCGCTTCCTCCCCCAACAAGGGCCTTTCCCTGCCGGCGGATGCCGTCGCCAAGGAGCTTGTCCGCCGTGAAACCGATGGCAAAGGTTTCCGCGAGCCTATCGCCTACGGCGTCATGGACCCTGCCGCCTTCGCAGTCGTGTCAGGTCCGAGCATTGGTGAGACGTTTGCACGACAGGGCGTGTACTTCCGGCGTGCCGATAACTCGCGTGTCTCTACGCCGAAACGGATGGGTGGTTGGGATCAGGTCAGATGGCGGCTCAGAGGTGACGACGACGGCGACCCGATGATCTTCTTCGTCGACCATTGCCGCGATGCCATCCGCACCCTGCCGATGCAGCAGCACGACGAGAACCGCCCCGAAGACCTCGACACCGAAGGCGAAGACCATGCGGTCGATGATATCAGATATGCCTGCATGAGCCGTCCGTTCGGCGCCCACATCGACCCGGCCGAGGACCGCAACCCACTGCTGGTCCGCAACGCATTCAAACTCGACGAACTCGGCCTGTAGCGTTATACGTCCCTCGCCTGCTCCCCGCAGGGAGCTGCCGGTGCCGTCAACCACCTTCGGCCAGAACGATCAACGACCTCCGGGCGTAGCACCCGTCTCTCCCGAGGCCGACCGTCCTGACGCCCCGCAAACCGACGTCACGTCGACTGAGGACATCGACACCGGCTGGTGGGAAAAGGCCCTCTCCGACGCCGAGCGTGCCGAAAAGAACTGGCGTGCCCGCGGCCGCGACATTGTCCAGATCTACCGCGGCGACATTCCGATCACTCGCCCCAGAGGCGGCAAGTACAACGCCCAGAGCGCCTACGCCACCCGGCAGGATCAGGCCTCAGCCTTCAACATCCTCTATGCGAACACCGAGGTGATGCTGCCGGCGGCCTACGCCAAACCGCCCGATCCCGTTGTCCGCAGTCGTTTTATCAAAAAGACCTCGGACCCGATCCAGCCGCCGCCCCCTCCGCCGATCGGGATGCCCCCCGGCATCGCACCCCCTGGCATGGCGCCCCCCAGTCCGTCTGGAGCCCCACCGCCGGGCATGCCGATGCCGCCGCCCGGTCCCCCGGGACCGGGCGGTCCTCCGGGGCCGCCACCCGGTCCACCGCCACCACCTCCTCCGGCAGCGGGCGGCAGCCCCCCTCCGCCGCCGGCGGGCCAAGTTCCGCAAGACCTTGGCCCAGGAGGGCCAGGGGGCCTGCCGTCGCCAATGCCCCCTACCCCCGGCGGCGGGCCTCCCCCTCCCGGATCACCTCCCGGACCTCCCGGTCTTGCTCCTTCGCTCCCCGCACCGACCCCGCCCGGGCTGCCGGAACAAACCGACATCGAGACCGCCGCAGCTGTCATGGAGAAGGCGCTGGAAATCGTCGTCAGCGACGAAGCCTCCCACGAGGCAGTCAAATGCGCGGTGCGGGACATGCTGCTGCCGGGCCGCGGCGTCTGTCGTGTGCGCTGGAAGCCGGTGCTGCAGCAGATCCCGGTCGACGATCCCGTGCTGGGCGGCCAATTGGCGCATCCCGTCACCGGCGAGCCGCAGACCCGCGAGACCAAGATCTGGGAGACTGTCAACGACGAATATGTATTTTGGGAAGACATCCTGATCGATCCGGTGCGCCAGCATTCCGACGTCAGCTGGGTCGCGTTCCGTCATCTGTTCGATCAGCAATCGCTGTTGCAGGAATTCGCCGACAGCCCGCAACTGAAGCAGCTGCAGGCCAGCAACCGAATTTCCGACCTGTGCAAATGGACCGAAGAAAGCGCCGCCAAGTCGCCCGTCGGCGGTGGTTCTCCGCCGAAGACCGCCAGCCGTCTCGACGCCGTCATCAAAAAGGCCATGGTCTGGGAGATCTGGAATAGAAGCACCCGCGAGATCGTCTGGCTGATCCGCGAGAACGGCGGCATCGTCCTGCGCGTTGACCCCGATGCGCTCAGCTTGCAGGGCTTCTACCCCATTCCCAAGCCGATCTGTGCTGTTGTCACGACGGACACCATGATCCCGAAGGCGTTCTATGATTTGTACGCGCACTTAGCGGCCGACCTTGATGATACCAGCCGTCGTATTTCTGATCTCACGGCTAAGATCAAGGTTCGCGGCGGATACAACGCTGCAAACAAGGACATTGCAAATCTTCTTACTGCTGACGATGGCAAGCTCCTGCCTGTTGATGGTGTGGATCTTATGTCAGGTGGTCTCCAGAACCATATCTGGCTTGTCCCGATTTTGGAGTGGGTGAACGCGCTCAAAGAACTCTACATGAGCCGCGATCAGCAGAAGAACGCGATCTATGAGATCATCGGCATCGCCGATATCATACGCGGCGCGACTAACCCTTACGAAACGGCGACGGCCCAACGAATGAAGGGCACGGTCGGCGCGGGACGGATGACCGGCGTCAAGGCCTCGGTCGCCAATTTCGTCCGCGACCTGATGCGGCTCAAGGCCGACATCATCGCCCGCAATTTCGATGCCGAAACCCTGACCCAGATGACCGGCGAGGAAGTCACGCCGCCTGTGATGGAAATCCTGCGCTCCGATTTCATGCGGTTCTGCACCATCGACATTGAGACCGACTCAACGGTCGAGACCGACGAAGCCACCGAAAAAGAGGCCAACGCCCAGATCATGCAGGTGATCGGCGGCACCATGCAGGCCGCAGGCGGCCTTCTACAAACCCAGCTGCTGCCACCGCCGATGATCATCAACATGACGCTGGAGATGATCAAAATGTTGCTCCACCCCGTCCGTCACAGCCGGGGCGTCATCGACATGATCAACGGCTATCAGGAGATGCTGGGCGCGTACATGCAGATGGACCCGACCGGGGCGCTCATGCGGCCACCGCCGCCCCCGCCCGGTCCCGGCGGCGGCCCTCCCGGGGCAGGACCTCCACCCGGGCCAAGTCGCGGCATGAACGGCAAGGGCCCGCCGGGCCCTCCGCAGACGCAGGCTCCGCCG